CTAGAGAAGGGGCTGCGCGAGCCTCCCCGTGAGCTTCCCCATCAGAAGGTCGGCCTGGAGGGCCAGGGCGGCGTCCTCGCCGGGTGTCAGGCGGAGCACGTCGGTGGTGTAGTCCTGACGGGTAAGCGCCACCTGGGCGTGGACGGTCTGCACGAGATCCACCTGCATGAACGCGAGCGTCTCCGCGAGATCGGCCGCACAGTAGCGCGCCCGCGCGCCACCGCCGGCGCAGCTGAGGGCCACCGGCTTGCCCTTGGCCACGGTGTCAGATCCGCCGGGCTCAAGCGGGCGCGACAGCCAGTCGAGCAGGTTCTTCAGCACGCCGGGGACGCCGTGGTTGTACTCGGGCGAGAACACCCACACCGCATCGGCCGCCGCCACCTCGGCGCGAACGCGGCGCACCTCGGCGGGCGGGGGGAACTCCGCGTCCTGGTTCATGAACGGCAGATTCGCGTAGTCGAGCCAGCGCGTCTGCGCACGCCCGGCCAGGTGGGTGGCCGCGCGCTGGCCCGCCTGGCGGTTGAGCGAGCGCTCCCGCAACGACCCGCAGATGAGCAGCACCGTCGGCAGGCTGGACGGCACGCCGATGGCAGCTGCGGCCCCGAGGGCGCCCGCGGCCGCCCGCACGCCGGACATCTCGGCTGCGGCCCCGGCGTCCTCGACGCCCGCCGGGGCCGCAGCCGCGTCGGCGCCGGGCGCCATGCCCGCAGATCCGCTCCTCGTGTTCTCCATGATCGCTCCCTTCTTCGCAGTTGGGAGCGGATGATACGCAACCGAGACGGCTGGAGACGTGACGCGGAGTCATCGGGCGATGATCCGTTACGCGCCCGCAGGAACCGCGACATGCCGCCGAGCCACCTCACGGGAGAATCGCGCCTGCGGGGCGGAGGTGGCGGGGTCGACGGGGGCCGGGAGGCAGCACCCAGCAGCGGGCGAGCGCGACGCTCAGCAGGGCCAGGGGGCCGGCGGGGGCGGCGGGGTTCGGCGGGGACAGCGGAGACGGAGGGGCACGGGCGAGCGCGACGCTCGGCAGAACGGCGGGACCGGCGGCGGGCGCGACGCTTGGCGGAGGGCGGAGGGACAGCACCTGGCAGAGGGCGGAGGCGGCGTCCGACGGGGCGACGGGGGCCCACGACGCTCGACGGGCGCGACGCCCGGCGAGAAAAACTGCACAATTTCGACGACTTTGCGACAACCGGACCCGGAGATCGCATCACGCATCGCGCGTTTTCCCAGGTAAGCGATGACCGCGTTGTCGTCATACCCCCATCGCGAGGCCGAAGTAGCTCCCCTTCGCCTGATTTTTGTCACAAAGTCGTCGAAATTGCACGCAAAACGACGGCGGGGCCCGACGCGCCGCGAACCCCCCCCCGTCTCGCAACACGCACCCGCAGCGTCGACAGGGCCCGCCGGCGCCCGAGCCGTCGAGCGCCCCCCACAACCTAGCCCGGCCGACGGGAGCAGCCAGCCCCTCCCCGACGGCCTCCCTCCGCGAGGCCGGGGGCCTTGCCGTCTCCGGCGCAAAAAAGAGCCGGCGCGTGCCGGCTCCCGTGAAGTCGCTGGTCGGGATGACGTTAGCTTGGTCGAACAGCCCAAGCACCTCGCCGCCACGCGACGGCCCCACGTCGTCATCCACAACAAGAAGGATATGCAAGTCGCCGCCAACGATGACCACGCGCTTGACGAACGTCTCGCAGATGGTCTGCCTGTCGAGGTCAGCGGCCATGTTCTCGAGCCAGTACTCGACCGCATCCCGATCGAGCCGATAGGACTCGGCGGCCCTGGCGTCGGCGAGGCGCCTCTCAACGTCCTCCCTGCGAGCCGTGAGGGCCTCGACCCGCTCCCTGCCGCCAGGAGGGGCGATACCGTCCTCGATGGCGCGCCAGATGCGCTCGAAGGTCTGGTCGATTCGCCCGAGCTCCTCCGCAAGCATGTCCGACTGCCGCGGGCCGTCGCCGTCCTCCATCTCGAGAACGAGGTCGGCGATGGCCGACCTGACCTCGCTCGACCCCAGCCTGCCCATGACGGCATCCGCCACCGCCTGCTCGATGTCGTCCCGCCTCACGTTGAAGCCGTGCGCGTCGCACTTGTAGTAGTAGTGGCGCCTCCCGCTCGACGACGTGCCGCTCGTGCCGACCATGGGGGCGAGGTCGTCGCCCTCCAGGTGGAGGAGCTTGCCGGTGAGCGAGAACCGCGCGGTGTTCGCCTTCTTGCTCGGCATGGCGTGCGTGTCCAAGATGTCCAAGATGGCCTCCTGTTCCCCCTCCGTCCAGAGCGCCGGGATGCCATCCCGGACGACGTGGCCGGCGTAGCTGTACGTCCCGCAGTTCTGCACCCTCCGGAGCATCCTCGTCAGGGTGCCGATGTTCAGGGAGCCTCCCCTCTTGCCGCGGAAGTCGGGCTCGAGGGCCCTGGTGATCTCCGCCAGCGTGCTGCCGGCGAGCAGCATGTCCTTGGCCCGGACGAGGACGGCGCGCTCCTGCTCGTTGACCACGTGGAAGCCGTCCACGATGTCCCACCCGTACATGGGCTGGCCGTTGGCCATGCACCGCTCGGCGTTCTTCCGGATGCCGTCGCGGATGAGCACCGCCAGGTTCCGGGAATAGTACTCGGCTATGGCCTCGTCCATCGCCTCGTGCAGGAAGCTCGCCGGAGCGTCGTCGCTCTCCCCCTCGCGGACGGAGAACAGGCGCAGGCCCGCGGCCTTGAGGCGCCTCTTGTACCGACGCGAGACCTCGATGTTGCGGGCGAAGCGGTCGTTCTTGAGGTACACCAGGATGTCGTAGGCGCCGGCCTCGCCGTCGGCGACGGCGGCCTGGAACCCCGGGCGGGCGTCCGTCGTGCCGCTCACCCCGTAGTCGGTGTATACCCGCGCGACCTCCCAGCCCCTCGAGCCGATGAACGCGGTGCAGTGCTCCACCTGTATCTCGATGGACTCGTCTCGCTGGCTGTCGGACGAAAACCGCGCGTAGATGGCCGCACGTCCGCCAAGCCTCGGGCTGTCGCAAGAAACCAGCTGCACGGCTACCCCTTACGCGGACGCTGCGATCTGACGATCTTCCAGCCCCGCCGCCCCAGCTCGCGCGCCTTCTGACGCGCGGATGCCCCTCACTGCCCCGGCGGCCGCGTCCTTCCCGGCGTCTGAGAGGTGGGCGTAGTCCTCGTTCATGACGGCCTGGCGCTCGTCCTGGTACCTCTCGGCCACGAACTTGCGCCCCGCAAGATCGTCGAGGGTGCACTCAAGGGCGTCGGCAAACTCCCAGGCACTCTCAAGCGTGAACGTCCTACGCCCTTGCTCGTAGTCTGTATAGGTGTGGGGGTTCATTCCGATGTGGTCGGCGAAAGCCTTGGCGCTCTTAAAGCCCCGTTCTTTTCTGATTCGTTGAAGCTGCGTTTTCATGCGGGACCTCCCTATACCGCAGAATCTTAGGGGAAATGTACAAAATCGGCAATCTTTTTTGCAAAATCTTGTTGACATTTGTACTAATTCCCCTAAGATACTTACTTGTTTAAGGGGAATCGCCTTAAAAATGAAGGACGGAGTCGCAATGAAGATCAACCGCACCGCATACGACGCAGGCCGGAGCAACTGGGTCTCCGGGGAGACCGCCGACGGCTACGCCTTCGAGGCCCAGGTGTTCGCCGAGCCGAGCATGTGGGGAATCCCCACCGCCCGCTTCGAGGAAGGCGGCAACGTGTCCCGCCTGCGCGTCCTCGACCCCGACGGCCGCGAGGCCTACGCCTACGACCGCGGCCTCGACGGCGAGCCCGGCGACGAGGCGCTCGACGCGGCGCTCGAGATCATCGCGACCCTTGAGGCCGCGTTCTGCGAGGAGGCGTAAGCCATGAGGAACGAGAAGCTGCACCGCCGAGCCGCCGGGAGACCCCAGTGGTAGCCGTGGATGGGCTGCTCGTCGCCTTCATGGCTGCCGTGATCGGCTCGCTGCTCTACATCCAGCTACAGCTGCGCGACATCGCCAAGAAGCTCGACCCAGAAGAGCGCCGCCGGAATCCCCGTGGTAAGTAGCCACGTCGCCACCTCGATCACGACGCGCAAAGCCCGAGAAGCGCGACGGCGTCGCTTGGCAACGTCGAGGTAGCGCGGGTTGCTGCGCGAGTAGCGAAGAAGCGCGATATGTCGGCCGTTCCGGTTCACGCCGCAATTCGACCAAAGGTGTCGCACCTGGGAAAACGCGAAATAGACCCAGGGCGACCTGGCGACTACCGCAATCGCGAAACACCCATCGAATTGTCACTGACTCCGAAAAAACATAAGGCCTGGCAGAGGAAGGGAAGGGAACCGACATGAGAAACGAGAAGCTGTACCGCAAGGCCATCGAGATCGCCTCCGACGCCGAAAGGCGGTTCCTGGAGGCGCACGAGAAGAACCGGGGCGTCGCCCCCGACATCAGGGAGAGGCACCGCGAGACGTTCGTCCAGCCCGCCGCCACCGAGGCGTGCGCCCAGCAGTCCCTCATCGCCGAGCTGTTCGGCGTGTCCGAGGAGAAGGTGCACGAGGACATCACCCGGCTGCTCGCAGATCGCTAGGCAACACGGGCTCGGGATGCCCCAAAACTCGCCCCCCCCGTCAGGGCACCCGCGCCGACGCTAACAACGCGGGGCACTCTTGAGAATCGAACAGCTTGGAGGGGAACGGCGGGCGGCCACACGTCGCTAACCGTGCGCCCGGCCCCGCCGCTAGGCTCTTTCCCTGCGCTGCACATGACACTGCGCTGGCTGGCTCACCTCGCGGTGACGCTCCGTAACCGGCTTACCGACTTCGCCAGCATTACCGACAGCGCGCCTCGACCCGTTGTTAGCGCAACGGCTTCGCATGGGTGACTTTCGGGGCCTTACACCTTACGGCTCACCCAACAAGCAGGGACCGCGTCCTCAAAAAGTCGGCCATAGAAGGGCCTCCTTTCTCTAGAAAAGGACAAAGGAAAGTCTATCAGACAGGGCAACCGCTCCCCTCCAAGCTGTTCGATGCCCACCGCTTTCGCAGTGATCTGGCAGATGCAATCCCCGCCACGGCATTGCATCCCCCAGATCGCTGCGAGAACCAAGGAAGGAGGAAATCTATGGCCTGTACCAAGGAGAAAGTCGCCGAGGTCATTAGGGCCGAACGCGCGCGCCTTGGATGGAGCCGCGAAAAACTCGCGGAAGAATCGGGCATCCCAAGCGCGACCATCGGCGCCTACGAGAAGGGCGAGAACCGCATCACGCTGGAGAACGCCTGGGCGCTGGCAGACGTTTTCGCCCTGCCCATCGGCCCGCTCTACGGCCGCGACGAGAGCAAGTGCAAGAAGGTCAGCTAGCACAGGAAGGAGCACCAGAATGGAAGGCAAGACCCTGAGCGACCGCGCCAAGGAGACCGTGGTCGCCTGCATGGAGCACAGCCAGGCAGACCCTGGGGCCGTGGCCGTTCTCGGCAGCGCCTACGCGGACATCCTGGAGGCGGAGGCCAAGGTGAGCGCCGTGGGCATCGGCGGCGGGCTGCTCGAAGAGATCAAGAACCTGTAGAGGAGGAACCATGAGCGAGAGAAGCATAAGGGAGGTGGTCGGCCTCATCTGCGAGAGCCGGCGGCGGGGCGATGTCGTGACCCTCTCCATCGGGCACGACGGGCGCCTCTCCATCCTCACCGCCCCCAGCTACGTGCTGGACGCCGTGACCGACGGCGGCTACTACCTGAGCGCGGAGCTCGGCGCCGTCGTGGTCAGCGCGGAAGGCTCCGGACATGAGGCGGCGTGACGCCCGCGCAGAGGTGCATGTGCCGTACGGTCCTGGGGCACATGCACCGGTTCTACGCGGACCCGGAGAACGTCCGGCGGCTCGAGGAGTGGAAGCGGGGGCGCCAGCAGGCCGGGAAGCTAAGCGGCGCCCCCGCCGCAGAAAGCCGGCAGGGCCGGCACGATGCGAATCTTACCGCATCCGCGTCCTCGACGTGCTCCTCGTCCTCGTGATCGCGGCGGCAGCGGCGTCGCTGCTGTGGGGCTACGGCTGCGCATACCAGGAGGGCTACGGCAGGGGCTACGAGCGCGGGCAGGAGGTGGCACTCCATGCATGACGTCACCCCCGCCCTCTACGACGGCGCCGCCCGCACCCCGGCCATGCGCGTCGAGGAGGCATGCGCATGGATCGCCGAGGACTACCCGGCCAAGTGGCTGCGCCTCGTGGGCCTGTGCGAGCGGGCCGCCGGCGAGGGCTGGCCGCGCATCCGGCGCGGCGACCTGTTCGTGCTGGCGTCTCAGCAGGGCCTCCCCATCAGCGAGTGCATGGAGTTCCGCATGGACAACAACCTGTGGAGCGTGCTCAGCCGCTACCTGCTCATGTTCCGGCGCGACCTGGCGGGCGTCATCTTCCCCCGCGAGGCCGACGTCGACCGGGTTGACCTGGAGTCCATGTGGCGCGACCACGTGGCGCTCTCCACAAGATTCGAGGCCGCGACCTGGCAGGAGGCGGCCGAGGGGGTGAGGGCCGCGTGATCCAGCGCATGACCATCCCCGGCCGGCTCCCCGGTCTCAACGAGTACACCCGCGCCTGCCGCGCCCACCCCATGGCGGGCGCCAAGATGAAGCGCGAGGCCCAGGACGCGGTGCTGTGGTGCGCCAGGGCCGCGCGCCTCAGGCCCCACGGCGGCCCGGTGCGCGTCCGCTACCAGTTCTTCGAGGCCCCGGCCCGCAAGGGGGCGCGCCTGCGCGACAAGTCCAACATCGCGTCGTTCGCCGTGAAGGTCATCGAGGACGCGCTGGTGGAGGCAGGGCTCATCCCAGACGACGGGTGGGACGAGGTGGCCGGCTACTCCTGCGAGTTCGCCCGCACCGCAGACCCCCGCATCGTCGTCACCATCGAGGACGGCCTTGCGTAGGGGGGCCAGGTGCAGGCCGTGGAGCGTGTCGGAGGTGCGCTACCTCGTCGAGAGCGCCGGGCGCGTGCCCAAGCGCGACATCTGCCGGCACCTCAGGCGCTCGTCGCGCTCGGTCGAGTGCAAGGCCTACCACCTCCGCAAGGAGGGCGTGCCCGTAGACCTCCGGCACCACGAGCCCAGGCTCTCCTCCTGCCCGGCCTGCGGGCGCCTCTCCGGCCGCATGGGCCGGGACGGCTTCTGCGAGCCGTGCAGGAGGAGGGCGCAGCTAGCGGAGGTGCACGCCAAGATAGCGGAGCTCATGGCCCTGCTGCCGCCCGAGGAGCGCGCCACCTACGAGGCGACCGAGGCCGAGGTGGAGAGCAGGCGCGACCCGATGCCCCCTCCCCCGCCGACCGCGGGGCTGTCCTACTACGCGAGGGCGAGGGCCGAGGAGGCCCACGAGCTCGCATGCGAGGAGGCGCTCACGCGCAACCTCATGCGCGAGGTCAAGGCGGCCCAGAAGCGCAAGGAGCGCGTCGAGAAAAAAGTCAGATCAATGCGGGTTTGATCAAAACCCCAGATGGGAGCGAGAGAATGCAAGTGATAGAGGTCGTCAGCATCGACGACGTTTACCCGGTGGAGGACGAGTACGGCAACCAGTACCTGTCTCGCGACTACTCCACCAAGGAGAACAGGGCCTACGTCGAGGCGCTCGCCCGGTCCATGGCCAAGAAGGGCGTCCCGGACGAGCTGGTGACGCTCGTGCGCGACGGCGGCATATACCGCGTGAAGGCGGGCAACTCCCGCGTCATGGCCATGCGCCAGCTGGGCACCAAGACGTTCCCCGCCATCATCGACGAGGACGACACGCCCGAGGCCCTCATAGAGGCCGCCATCCGCACCGACGAGAAGAAGGCCTACGAGCCGGTCGAGAAGTCGCGGCTCGTTCAACAGCTCGCGCTGATCGCCTCCGACGAGTACGTCTCGGAGGCAGTCGGCATCGAGCCGGAGAAGGTGGCCAAGGTGCGCCGCGCCCGCAGGCTCGTGGACGACGCGGCCGACGACATGTCCCTGCTGCGCCTCATCGCCATCGCCGACTTCGAGGACGACCCGGACGCGGTGGAGCTGCTGACCACGTGCTCCGAGCGGGACTTCCCCGAGGTCGAGCGCAACGCGCGCGACCGCAGGGCCCGCAGGGAGCGCCTCGCGGCCCTCTGCGCCGCGCTCGAGGCGCGCGGGGTGCCGCTGGCGGACTCCGGGGACGGCCTGCGGTTCATGTGCTCCGTGGAGAGCGCCTCCGACATCCCCGACGAGCTGCCGGACGGCTGCGTGGCCGTGCCCAAGAGGTGGGGCGACGGCTTCGAGCTGCGATGCCCCGTCGAGGAGGAGGTAGACCCCACCCTCGAGGCCGAGCGCGCCCGCATGGCCGAGCTCAGGCGGCTCTGGGAGGCGACCAAGGAGCACCGCGAGGCGTGGCTCGACGGCAACATCGCCGAGGGGCTCGGGGCGGTCGCCGCCCTCGCGGACGACGGCCCGTACAGCTACTGCGTCAGCTCTTACATAGAGCGCCGCGGACTCGTCCTCCCCAAGGGGCCGGCGGACGTGATCAACGGCTACCTGAGCCACGCCAGACAGCCCTACGACTGGGAGGGCAAGGCGATGGACGACCGCCTGGGCGAGTTCGCCGACCTGGGCGAGGCCCTCGCCTCCTGCGGGTACGTCGCATGCGACGAGGAGATCGCGCTCATCGCGATGCTCGAGGAGGCTGGCGATGAGTGAGGCCGTCGAGCTCTTCGCGGAGGTCATCGAGCCGGCCTCCGAGCTGCGGGTGACCTGCTCCCCCGCCGTCATCGAGGACAACCTCGCCGCGCTCGAGGCCTACGTGGACGCCCAGGTGGCCCCCTACGTCGGGGCGGTCATCGACCCGGCGGACGAGGAGCAGGTCAAGGAGGGGCGGCGGTGCATGGCCGACCTCAACAGGCTCAAGGCGCCCATCGAGGAGGAGCGCAAGCGCGTCAAGCGCGCCTACGAGGCCCCGCTCAAGGCCTTCGAGGCCCGCGTCAAGGGCATCACGGCCAAGATCGACGCGGCCCGCTCCGGGCTCAAGGCGCAGGTCGACGAGGCAGACGAGCGGTTCCGGGCGATGCGCCGCGAGCTGCTGGCCGAGGAGTACGGGGGATGCGCCGGCGCCCTGGCGGGCGTCATCCCCTTCTCGGCCGTCCTGGACGAGGGCTGGCTCAACCGCTCCGTCGCCGAGACCAAGGCCCTCTCGCTCGTGCAGGAGGCCGCGGAGCGCGCCCTCGAGGGCTACCAGGCCCTCATGGCCGCCGAGACGCCCCACAAAGACGAGGTGGTGGCGCGCTACGCCGAGACGCTCGACGTGGCCGCCGCGCTGCGCCACGGGGCGGAGCTCGCCGAGCGCGACCGGCGCATAGCCGAGTTCAAGGCCGCCCAGGAGGAGGCCGCCAGGGTGGCGGCCGAGCGCGCTCCGGAGCCCGAGCGCGCCCCGGAGCCCGAGCCCGCCCCGCGGCCAGGGCCCGCGGCCGACCCCGCCTTCGTGTGGTCGCTGACCATGGAGTTCGAGGGGACGCGCGACGACGCCCAACGCGTGGCCGACGCCCTGAGGGCCGAGGGCGTGACCGGGGCGTCGATCAAGTGCAAGGGGGAGGTGCGCCGTGGCTAGCGAGATCGTCCAGTACCAGGCCGACAACGGCCAGGACATCACCGTGACCGAGCAGGACGTGCGCGACCTCATGGCCGCCAACGGCAACGCCACGGGGAACATCACGTCGCAGGAGATCAAGACGTTCATGCGCCTCTGCCAGGCGCAGCGCCTCAACCCCTTCACGAAGGACGCCTACCTGGTGAAGTACGGGAGCGGCCCCGCCACCATCATCGCCGGCAAGGAGACCTTCACCAAGCGCGCACAGCGCAACTCCAAGTTCCGCGGCTTCGAGGCGGGCATCACGGTCATCGAGGCCGACGGCAAGCTGTGCCAGAGGGCCGGCTCCATGCTGCTGCGGGGCGAGTCCCTGGCAGGCGGCTGGTGCCGGGTCTACGTCGACGGCTACGAGGCCCCGATGTACGACGAGGTGTCCTTCGCGGAGTACAACACCGGCAAGAGCAACTGGCTGAAGATACCGGCGACCATGATTCGCAAGGTGGCCATCTGCCACGCCCTGCGCGAGGCGTTCCCCGAGGACTTGGGCGGCCTCTACGGCGCCGAGGAGATGGACCAGGCCTCCGCGCCCTACGAGGCGCCGCGCGAGGCGGTCGTCGAGGCGGTCGAGCCGGCACCCCAGGCTGCCCCGGCGTCCCCCCTCGACGCCTACAGGGCGGCCCTCACCGCAGCCAAGCGCGAGCGCGGCATCCCCGTGCCCGAGGCCATGGAGGAGGTCTCACGGCAACTCGGCAAGCCGCCGGAGAAGTTCTGCGAGGCCGACGTGGCCGCCGCCGTGAGCATCGTCCAGCGCATGGCCTGGCCGCTGGAGGACGCCGAAGACGAGCCCTACGAGGTGGAGCTCGTCGCGGAAGACATCGAGTTCTAGGAGGCCGCATGAGCTTCACCTGCTTCGACAAGTTCAAGAGGGTGCTCGACGGCATCCCGGACGAGGGCGACCGCAAGACCATGGCCCTCGCCATCATCGAGTACGGCCTCACCGGCGCCGACCCCGGGTTCTGCTACCCGCTCTCGGCGATCTTCGAGGCCGTGCGCGAGGACATCGACAACTCGCGGGACGCCCGGGAGAACAACAAGGGCGGCCGGCCCAGGGGCTCCAAGACCAAGCGCAAGGCCACCGCGGCGCCACCGGCCGACGCGGGCGAGGTTTCCGCTGCCGGCGAAAACGGGGGTTCCGAAAACCAGAAACCCCCGTTTTCGGAAGGGGGAACCCCCGTTTCGGAGAACGGAAACCCAAGCCAATCCAAGCCAGGCCAGACCATTCCATGCCAAGACAACCCCCTACCCCCTTCGGAAGGCTCCTTCGCGGTCATGTGCCTCGGGGCCCTCAACGAGGAGCTGGGGCGGGACTACACCCACCTCCCGGCGCCATGCGCCCGCACCCTGCGCCAGGCCCAGGGCCGCCACACGGTCGAGGAGGTCCGCGCCATGGTCGCCTACAAGCGCGACGAGTGGAGGGGCACGCAGTTCGCAAAGGCCCTGACGCCGAACACGCTGTTCAGCCCCGACCACTTCGAGCAGTACATGGCCCAGGCCGCCGGGCACCGGGAGGAGGAGAGCCGCTATGCCGCCTACGACTAGCTGCCCCCACTGCGGGGCGCCCCTCGAGCCCCTCACGGTCGTCGTCAACGGGAGGGAGGTGCGGGTGGCCACGCGCCCCTGCCCCTGCCCCGGGGCGGCGGCGGAGAGGGCCGAGCTCGAGCGCAGGGAGGCCGACGAGGAGCGGGCGCGCCTCGTGCGCCAGGCCGCCAGGCGCGTGGAGCGCGCGGGTATCCCGAGGCGCTACGCCGAGGCCGAGCACCCCAAGGCCCAGGCTGTCTCGGCCAAGGTGCTCGCGGGGCGCGGGGTGTACCTCCACGGCGGGAACGGCACCGGCAAGACCCACCTCGCCTGCGCGGCGGCCCTGCTGTGCCTGATGCGCGGCATGGACGTGCGATTCGCCGTCGTTCCCTCCCTGCTCGAGGGCATCCGCTCGCGGAGCAAGGGCGCTGGCGAGGCCGTCTCGTCGCTCTCGAGCTGCGGCCTGCTCGTCCTCGACGACCTGGGCAAGGAGGCGGCCTGCACCCCCTACGCGGCCGAGCGCCTGTTCGACATCGTGAACGAGCGTTACAACTCGATGCTCCCGGTGGTCGTTACGAGCAACTTCACCCGAGGCGAGGTGGCCCGCCGCATCAGCGAGGGCGAGGTCGGCGTGGCCATAGCGTCGCGCCTCGCCGAGATGACCGACTCCGTCCACCTGGACGGGGCTGACAGGAGGATCCATGGCTAGGGTGTCGACGCTGCCGGAGATGTGGCGGCCCCTCATGGGCAGGCCGTCGGTTCGCATGCCGTGGTGCCCGGTCTGCGGGCGGCCCGGCCCCCTCGAGCAGCACCACCCGGTACGGCGCGGGGCAGGCGTCCTCTACGACGAGCACGGACGGGAGGTGGCCAAGCCCACGATCACGCTGTGCGGCTTCGGGAGCAACCTCAAGGACGCCGACGGCAGGCCCTACTGCCACGGCCTGGCCCACCACAACCGGCTGCACTTCCGCTGGGCGGAGACGAGGCAGGCGAGCCGGGCGCTCGGGGACCTGCCCTTCCCCGTCTGCGGGGGCCACTGGGAGTACCTGCTCCTCGACGAGCCGGCGGACTACCTCGCGGCCCTGTCGATGCCGGGATGGCGGAGGCTCGGGTGATGTGGGCGCCGGAGCCCTGGCACACGCCCCAGGACGCGGCCAGGATGCGCGAGGCGTGGGCGTGGGCCTGCGAGCACGGCACCTGCGGGGACTGCGCGCACGCGGCGTGGTGCCCAGGCACCGACGTGGGAATCTGCCGCCTGCGCGCCGAGGATCGAGACATCGACGAGTGCTGGATCGAGCCGGGCATGAGGGCCATGGCCGAGTGCGGCTACGAGCCGGACTACGAGTACGACGAGGAAGGATAGGACATGGGAGAAGCGAAGAAGGGCGTGGCCGAGAGGCTGCGCGAGGCTTACGAGGGGCCTGGCTGCACGCCGATGACGATCGCCCGAACCGTCGGGCTCGAGGAGCCCAGGTGCTGCGAGCGGGGCTGCGGCGTGTGCCTGAGGCGCATGCTGTCCGCGCTTGCAGACATGATGGACGCCGAGGTCGCCGAGGCGCGCGAGGCGAGCGCGCGGGACGGCATGGCGGTCATCGCCGCGGCCGAGGGCTGGCCGGCCCTGCGGGACGGCGAGTCGGTCGTCAAGTGGGTGGATCGCGCCTGGCTGCCCCGCCCCCGGTACGAGGGCGGCGAGCCGGTGGAGGTCGGCGGCCGCGCCGCGACCCTGGCCGGCAGGGTCAGGAGCTACCGGGTCTCCGACAGCGGCGGATGGGTGCTGTTCGGATGCGACGACTACGACATCGTCATGGGGTCGCGGGACACGCCGGTGGCGCCCCTGCCCGAGGATACCCAGGAGGACATCGACGCCGAGGCGTCCCTGCCGCCTACCGCCTACTGCGCCCAGCGGGGCATCAACCTGGGCGACGACCCAGACCGCGAGAAGGCGACCTCAGCCATGGTGGCCGACCTGCTGCGCCGCCAGCGCGAGGTGTGCGAGAAGGGAGGCGCGAAATGATCCCAAAGAACGTGACGATGAAGAGCTGCGTGGGCAAGCGGGCCGTTGCTGACTGCGACATCGAGAACAGGTTCGGAGTGATAGTAAAAGGCTCTGAGGTCAAGATAACCGGATCAAACAGCTACGGCATGGAGATACGGACCACACCGTGCCAATGCTGTGGGGTCAGCCTCAAGGTAACCAGAGTCGGCAAGGGGTCTCTGACCGTTTTGGAGGAAGGTGAGTAGCCATGTGCGTGCATTGCGAGGGCGAGCATCCCATTGTGATGGAAGCAGAGACGCAGAGCAAGCGAGTCAAGTACCTCGCGATCTCCGGCGGTCACCTGTTTACCGCAAACGACTGGACGGCGCACGGCCCGCTTATTCGGCTGAACTACTGCCCCATGTGCGGGCGCGACCTGAGAGGGGGCGCGAACGAGGACGGATCCGTCACGATGCCGCGCGACCTCGCCCACATGGCCCTCTGCGGCGCCGTGCGCTGGTACGTCGGGCGCGGTACCGTCGCGTCCCGCGAGGTGGCCGACAGCATCCGGGAGCTGCTGCCCCAGCTCGGCGCCGGCACCAAGGCCGTCATGGCCCGCGACATCCGGCGGGAGCTGGAGACGCACGGCGCCACGCCCGGTCCCATCGACGACATGGCCCCGTGGCGCGTCCTCCTGGACGCCATCGAGGGGGAGCCGTGCTAGCCGCGGTGCCCTGGGTAGCCGGAGGCCTGCTGCTGGTGGTCGCCGCCGCGGCGGTGGCCGAGGGGGTGAGGTGCCGGTGATGCTCTACGTGATCGGCCCAGTGACGGGGAGGCCGGATGACAACTTCGAGGCGTTCGGCGCGGCGTCTGACAAGCTGTTTGAAGCAGGGTGCCACCCGTGCATCCCGCACGAGTTCGTGCCCAAGGGGGCCGCATGGCCCGACGCGATGCGCGACAGCATCCACGCGCTTACCGGCCATAGGCCCGCCTTCGATGGCGTGGCCATGCTGGACGGCTGGGAGCAGTCCAGGGGCGCCCGCCTTGAGCGCCAGGTCGCCGAGGCGTGCGGCATCCCATGCAAGACCGTGAACGAGTGGTTGGAGGAGGCGCAATGAGCGACGAGCTTAAGCCGTGCCCCAAGTGCGGGCAGCCCGTCACCGGAGGCCTGTGCGGAGGCCCTGCGGCATACGGGTGTCGCGAGTGGGAGTACGAGGTTGAGTGCGGCTGCGGGCTGCTGTGGAGTTGTAGCCCCGGCGACGTTGACGAGGATGAGGCCGTCCGGCGCGGCGTCCAGGAGTGGAACGCCCGCGCCGAGCGCACGTGCCGCAAGGTGCCCGGAAAGATGCACTTCGGAGAGCGCCGCCCGAAGTGCTCGGAATGCGGCTATGGCCTCGGCGACAGCCGTTGGGTCTATTGTCCGAAGTGCGGCGCGAGAATAGAAGGAGGGCAATCATGAGCCTTGCAAGATACACCGGCCAGTCCCGGAAGCTCAGGGAGCTGGCCGTCGAGAAGCTGGGGGCCGAGAAGGTCGCCTGTATGAGCGACGAGGAGGTGACGAGCTTCGTCGACGGCGAGTACGCCATCTTCTGGGGCGACTGCACCGACGGCTTCGCGGGTCACGGCCCCGACGAGGAGACCATCGTCCTGGTACGAAACGACGCGTTCAGGGAACTCCGCGAGAGCGGCGCAGTCGTGTTCGTGGAGCGGTGACGGCCATGGCGCGCAAGGAGGTATGCCACGGCGACCATGGCGCGGAGCCGCGATTCCCCGGCGACTGCTGGACGATGTGGAGCGTCTGCTCGGAGTGCCGGGGAGCGGTGAACCCGTGGGACGAGGAGTGCCGCCATTGCGGCGCCGAGTTTGAGGAGGACGATGATGGGCAATAAGCTGCTGCACGAGCGGCTGAGAGAGTGGGCGAGCAACAGGCCGTTCCGATTCAACGAGGCATGGGAAGAGTTCGAGGTTGCTGGAAACGACGAACTGCTCGCCGCATTCGCCGACGAGATCGAGCGCCAGTACGTCCCCGTGCCGCGCTTCCCCGACGGGGAGCCCGTACACCTGGGATGTCCGGTTTGCGGTGGGGTCGTGGGCGGATTCAGCGTTTGGGACGACGGGTCATTCGCACTCTACAGCGAGGACGGCGATGTGCTCCAAGAGGGGGAACCCGGTGATTTCGCCAAGCGACCCGAGCTGAAGGCGCTCGACGCCGAAGGCGTTGAGGTCAAGGTCGGTGACACTGTGTGGTTCTTCGACAAGGTGGCCGGAGGCCCCGTGGGCGATCCGATGGAGGTCGACAAGGCAGTGTGCGGGACGCTCATGTTCGAGGGCGGGGTCGTGATGCCGGCCTACATGATGACCCACCGCGAGCCTGACAGCCTGGAGAAGCTGCGCGCTTCGATCAAAGCGGTTTCGACGGTTGCGTGTGGTGCATCTAAAGGTGAAGTCAAAGAATGGGCAGACCGCCTCACCGCCCTCATGGAGAGGGGTGCATGATGACTGACGAGCAGGTGTACGGGGCAGTCGTCGAATGGTGGCGCAAGAGGGGCATACCCCCGTCTGTCAGGGACGTGGCGTCGATGCTGGGCGTGTCAACATCGACCGCCCACAGGCACCTGAGGAGCCTGGCGGACGCGGGGGCCGTGCATATGCCCAAGGGGACGCACAGGTGCATAGAGCCCGTCGGCAGGTTCGCAGTCATAGGAGGTCGCATCCACGAGCTGGGGCCGGTGTCGTGAGGGAGGGGGCGCGGGGCTGGCGCCGCCGCCCGTCCCCGAGGTCGCGGCAGGCGACACCTGCCGGATGATGCCATAGGGAGGTCTCATCCCCCACCTCCCCTTCTCTCCTCCAAGGCTTGGGCCGTCCTCCGGGGCGGCCCTCGCCGTTGGAGGGAGCGACACGTCCGAGAGAATCCAGGCCGAGGAGGTGAGCCGATGCCGCTCAGCCAGATGAGGTGCTGCCGGTGCGGCGGCACGATGCCGATACGGCGCAGGCGCGGCCACCTGCGCAAGCGCGACCACGTAAAGACCATGTGGTGCCCTTGGTGCAAGCGCGTCACACAGCACAGGGAACGCTTCTAGTGCTCACCGCCCCCCAGGAGAGATACTGCCAGGCCCGCGCCCGTGGGCTTTCACAGCGCCAAGCGTACCGCGAGGCCTACCCGAAGTCTGTCAAGTGGAAGGACTCGGCGGTGGACTCGCAGGCTTGCCGCCTTGAGAAGATGCCCAAGGTTTCCGCAAGGGTCAAGGAGTTGCAGGATGCGGCCGCAGAGCAGGCTGTCGCGTCGCGTGCGGCCGTCATCGACCGAATGGCGGCCCTGAACGCCCATGCATCCAAGATAGCCGTGGAGAGGGCGCGAGAGGGCTTCATCGACAAGGCGGCCACCGATGCAATGATGGCCACAGGCTCCAAGCTGCTGGACGTTCTGCCCGACGATACGGGCAAGGCTGACGGCATCCTGAGGGTGTACGACTTCGGGCTGCTCATCGGGCGCGCCTTCATCGACCTGCACCGCTCCATCATCGCCCACGAGTTCGAGGAGATATGGGAGGAAGGCGGGCGCGGCTCGCTCAAGACCAGCCACATCGCCACCGAGATCGTGAACGGCGTGACCACCGTGCAGGGGCGCAATGCCCTCTGCATGCGCAACCGGACGAACAAGCTGCGCACCTCCGTCTATGCGGAGATCAAGAAGGCCGCCCGGAGGATGGGCGTGGCCGACGAGTTCACATGGGGCAAGTCGCCCCTGCAGGCCGTGCACAGGCCGACGGGCAACGTGATCTACTTCTTCGGAGCGGACAACGTGAACCCCGAGGATTCCCCTCTCAAGGGCCTGGCGCCCGAGGAGGGCTATATCGCATACGTGTGGTTCGAGGAGGCCAGCCAGTTCCCCGGCTACCGCTACGTCCGCAACGTGAAGCAGACGGTGCTGCGCGGTGGCGGCGACCTGCCCACGTGGACGTTCCTCAGCTACAACCCGCCCGTATCGGCCAACGCCTGGGTCAACCGCGAGAGCAAGCAGCCCCAGGAAGGCCGCACCGTGCATCGCTCGCACTGGACGGATGCGCCGAGGGCGTGGCTGGGCGACGCGTTCATCGCCGTGGCGGAAGCCCTCAAGGCGCGCAACCCCAAGGCGTACCGCCACGAGTACGACGGCGTGGCCACAGGCACGGGCGCCAACGTCATCGACCCGGAGATCATCGAGGTGCGCCCCATCACCGACGAGGAGCGCGCCTCCCTCGACAACATCAGCCACGGCGTGGACGCGGGCAGCGTGCACCCGTGGGTGCACATCCGCGTGGCCTACGACGTGGACGAGGGCGTCCTGTGGCTGTTGGACGAGGACACGGCGACCGGGCACGACGCCCACGACACGCAGACCGCGCCGCTTCTGGCCGAGCGGCTGGGGCAGTTCGGCGAGGAGGACGCCGACCTGTGGTGCGACAGCGCGGCAAAGGGCATGATCCTGTACTACCGCCAGCAGGGGCTGGCGGCTCGCAAGGCGTACAAGCAGGGCGTCAACTCCCCCGCCGAGCGCGTGAGGTGGCTCAACCGCTGCTCCCGCATCGTGATCGACCCCGAGACTTGCCCCCTGGCGGCCGAGCAGTTCCCGGCCCTCGAGTACGTCATAACGCCGTCAGGCGACATCACGGAGACACTGCCCAAGGTGAACGACGACGCGATAGACGCGGTGGGCTACGCCGCGTCCATCTGGATCAGGCAGGGGCTGTGATGGCGAAGGGAAACGGCGTCTACTCGTACATGGTTGATTGGCTCGGGGAGCTCGGCTACGCCCCGGACACGCGGATGGCCGGGGCCATCGCGGAGTGGGAGGGCTGGTACGCGGCGCGCAACGCATGGTACGACTACACCGTGCAGCGCGGGCAGGAGACCTTCCCCGTCCACCGGGAGTCGCTGCACCCCGCGGCGGCGGTGGCCGAGGAGTGGAGCAACCTGCTCATGAACGAGCGGTTGGACATCACGTCGCCCGACGAGGAGATGGCCGGCGTCATCGGGCGGCACTTCGCGGGGTTCGGCGTGGGGCAGGCCGAGTTCGTGGCCCGCTCCTTCGCCCTGGGAACCGGCGCGTGGGCCATCAGCGCGGGCGGGGTGTCGGGCGACGGGCTAGCCAACCCCCACGCGGACATCAGGATCGCTGGGTACACGGGCGGGCAGGTCATGCCCCTCACGTGGTCTGCGGACGGGTGCACGCAGTGCGCATTCGCCTCGCGCGTCGAGGTCGGGGGCAAGGACTACGACCAGTGCCAGGCCCACGTGCTCGTGGGTGGCACCTACCACATCCTCACGCAGCTGTTCGACACCAAGGGCCACCGCCGTACGTACCCCGACGAGGTTCTGCCCGACCTCGACACCAAGTCCCCGCTGCCGACCTTCGCCATCGTGAGGCCCTCGACGCCGAACACCCTGTTCGAGAGCTGCGCGATGGGCGCCAGCGTGTTCGCCAAGGGCATCAGCGCCATAAAGGCGACCGACGAGGCCCTGACCTCGTTCCTCACCCACATGCGCGTCGGGCGCCCCAAGATGTTCGTGGCCGACACCATGGTCGCGAAGCGCAAGGTCAAGGCGCCCGACGGCACGGACAAGACGGTGTACGACGCCTTCGGCGAGGCCGACGACATCGTGTACCGCGTCCCTCCCGGTGAGGAGGGCGCCAAGCAGATGGACGTGATCCAGCCGAGCCTCTGCGTGGCCGAGAACGAGGAGGCCGTGAGCGCCGGGCTCAAGATGCTGGCGCTCACCTGCGGGCTCGGGGACAACTACTGGTCTTGGGACGGCAAGGCCGGGCTCAAGACCGCGACCGAGGTGGTCAGCGACTCCTCCATGCTCGTCAGGTCGCTCAGAAAGCACCAGAACGCCCTGGAGCGGTCGGTCGTCCGCCTCGTGCGCGGCGTGGCCGGCGTGTGCCGCCACCTGTGCGGGACGCCGGTAGACCCGTGCGCCGAGGTGCGCATCGACTTCGACGACAGCATCATCACGGACGTGAACACCGACAAGAACATGGCGCTGGCGGAGATCAGCATTCTGGGCGTCCCGGCCCTCATTCGGCGCTACCTGGTGCAGTACCACGACTTCACCGAGGAGGAGGCCGCAGAGGCCGTGCCCGACGAGGCCGCTGCCGCCGACCCCGGCTACTGATGCTGTCCCCCGATCAGATCGAGGCCGCGGGCGACGCCGTGGCGGCCGTGTACAACGGCATAGAGGCCCGGATGCTCGACCATCTGGTGGCGGCCATGCTCGCCGGCGACGGCATCACCCGGCGCACCGTGACCGAGATCGCGCTCCTCGCGCAGACCCACGCCGGGGAGCTGCGCCGCATCATCGACGACCATGCCGGCGAGATCGACGAGGCGGTGCGCGCCACCGCCGAGGAGATGCTGGCCGCCTCCGACGCCGACGACGCGGCCAGGGCCGGCGGCGAGCCGATGTGGCCGCAGCAGGTGGCCGCCACCGTGGACGGTATCGCCCTCGTCCTCGCGCGCGACAACATCCAGATGGTGGAGGGCGCAAAGCAGGCGTTCCTCTCCGCGTCCATCGAGGCCGTGACCCTCGCCAACACCGGCATGGCCACCGCCGAGCGGGCGCTGCACCGGGCGGTGCGCAAGCTTGAGCGCGAGGGCGTCTCCGTCATCACCTACCAGGACGCCGAGACCGGGCGCGTAACCGTGCGCAACAAGGTGGACGTGGCGGTGCGCAGGCACGTCCGCACCCAGATCGCCCAGGACGGCGCACGGATGACCGAGCGGCGCATGGGCGTGCTCGGCGTCACGCTCGTGGAGGTTTCGAGCCACTGCGACAGCCGCCCGGAGCACCGGCCCTGGCAGGGCAGGTGCTACAGCCTCGTCGGGGATGTGGAGATCGAGGGCGTCCGCTACCCCGACTTCTACGCAGCGACCGGCTACGGCAGCGTGGACGGGCTCATGGGCGCCAACTGCCGGCACTCCTTCGGGCCGTACCGCCACGGCGCGACCCATGCCTACGAGCCAGACCCCAAGCACCCCAGCGGACTGCCCGGCGAGGAGGTCTACCGCCTGGAGCAGCGCCAGCGCGCCCTGGAGCGGCGCATCCGCGAGGCCAAGCGGGAGGTGCGCGGCGCCCAGCAGGCATACGACGCCCTGGGCGACGCCGAGGGCCGCGCGGGCCTGGCCAAGGCGAAGGACGGGCTCAAGAGGAGCCAGGCGGCCATGCGCGGGCTGATAGCCGACGCCAACGCGGCCAGCAAGACCGGCGCGCCAGTCCTCCACCGCAAGCCGGCGCGCGAATGGGCAGGGGACATGCCGAGGGTGAGGAGCATGGCCCAGCTCGCGGCGGAGGGCAAGGTGTCGAGGAAGGAGCGCGGGGACGGCTACAGCGAGGACTACGCCGTCAGGAGGCGCGTGGTGAACGGGGCGGCGTACAAGGCGCGGTTCGGCGAGCTCGGCCTCCCGAAGCGGGCTGCGGAGACGGCGCACCAGCAGGCGATGCGCATCCTGGAGGATCGCGACGGCACGGCCGGGGAGAGGCTCTGCGCCATCTCGTGGAGGACGGGGGAGCTCGTCGCCGACACCTTCGGGCGGCCTCCGGCTGACTTCGCAAGCGGGTTCGCCGCAGAGCAGGTCGACAGGATAGACAGGGTGCCAGGAGGGGTGGTGCTGCTCCACAACCACCCGGCGAGCGGCCCGCCGTCGGCCACCGACATCTGCACGCTCGCGAAGCACGAGTGGGCCAGAGCCTCGGTCATCGTCTGCCACGACGGGGCGATCTACCTGCCGCGCGTCCTCCGAGAGGGCGTCGTGGAGGCGTATAATGAAATAATCAATGACGTCAGGGGTGCAAATCCCGCGGAATCGGACAGCAAGGCCGTAGAGAAGATGGCGCAGGACGCCCTTTACCTGGAAAACGAGGAGGCGAAATGGTTCAAGATCACAAGGCGCTAGAATGGGCTTTTACCATCGACGACACCGCCTCCGAGGCACCGCCAGTGCTCACCGCCGAAGAACAGCAGAAGCATGACGCGATGGTCAGGAAGATCGTCGAGATGCGGAAGGAGCGCCGCAAGAGAGCGGGGGCCCAGCATGTCTAACGACGACCTGCCCGTCATCCTCTACAAGCTGCTCGCCTACCTCTACGAGTGCATGAAGCGCGAGCTCCCGCCGTCCGAGTCGCAGGCGCGGGATATCTGCGGAGCGAACGCGACCATGCTCGCCGCGGCCGCCCAGTCGGCCGTGGACAAGGGGCTCGCCACCGGCATCACGGTGAAGAGGTACTACGACGGGGAGCGGGCCGTGCGGTTCGAGGACGCGATGCTCACGGCCGACGGCGCTGAGTACCTGATCGAGAACTCCACGATGCGCAAGGCCAAGGAGGTCGCGGGGTCGGTATTCCAGGCCGCCCTCGACGTTGCCATGGCCACGCTCGGCAGGATCGCCACTGGCATCTAGCCCCACAACCCAGGGAACGACGGAACGGCTCACGATCCGCCCGTCCACCAGCCCCGCCACGGCGGGGCTTTTTCATGCCCTGGCGACACCTCCGGGAAACTACAGGATGACGCGAGGGGCGGCGGCAACGGCCCCGCATCGCCCGCCTGTGCGACAAACAGGCACCGAAGCGCGCAGAGAAGCGCGGCAAACAAACCCCGGGGAAAGGCTGGAAGAATGGCGGACACGGATCCCACGAACACCACCACGACCACGACGACCGAGCCGGGCGCGGCATCCGCCGCGGCAACCGCGCCCGCAACGCAGGCCGCACCGCCGGCAGAGCCCGCAACGCAGGCAACCGCGCCCGGCGCCACCATGAGCGTGCACAAGCACCAACGCGAGGTGGCCAAGATCGAAGCGGAGCGCGACGCCGCGAAGGCGGAGGCCGAGGGCTACAAGGCGCTCAAGGCCGAGTTCGAGCAGTGGAAGGCGGCCCAGGAGGCCAAGGAGGCGGAGGGCGAGCTCAAGGCGGCCGGATGCATCGACACCGTGGCCGCGGCGGCCCGACTGAGCGAGTTCGGCGGGGACGTGGCCAAGCTGAAAGAAGCCGCGCCCTACCTGTTCGCCTCGGAGGACGCGACGAAGAGCACGGGCGGAACGCCCAAGGGCGCCCCAGGGTCTGACGGCATCGCCAAGACCATCCGCGAGGGCGTCCGCGACAAGATTGGAGCATAGCCAATGATCACACTTCAGGAGCTGGCGACCAACTCCGACGACAAGCTCGTCCAGGGGTTCATCAGCGAGATCATCACCGACAGCTTCCTGCTGTCCAGCATGACGTTCGACGACTGCCTGACCAGCTCGGGCACGTCCGACCTCGTCTACACCTACAAGCGAGTGAAGGAGGGGAAGACGGCGGCGTTCCGCGCGCTCAACTCCGAGCCGGCCAAGAGCAAGCCCACAGTCGAGCGCGTCAGCACCCAGGTCGCCATCCTGTCCGACTCCTGGGACATGGACCGCGTGACCAAGGACGCGGCACCCGACCTCTACGCCCTCTACCTGGAGGAGTCGAAGAACGCCATCATCCGCAAGTTCTGCGCCACCGTCATCAACGGCGACACGGAGGCTGACGCCAACGGGTTCGACGGCCTCAACAAGGCGCTCGCCGGCTCCGCCACCGAGTTCGCGAGCGAGACCGACCTGACGGTCATCACCCAGGAGTCGGCGCTGGCCTTCTGCAAGGAGCTCGACACCATGCTCTCGGCGCTCACGCGCGACCCCGACGCTCTCATGGTGTCCCCCGCGATGAAGGTCAAGATCAACGCCATCGGGCGCGTCCTCGGACTCGCCACCACGTCCCGAGACGACATGGGGCGCCAGGTGTCCGCATACAACGGCGTCCGAATCCAGGAGATGAAGGACGGCTCCCACACGACCGACGACGTGTACGCCGTCTGCTTCGGCCTCAACGAGTTCCACGGCATCACGCTCAAGGGCGGCAACGCGATCTCCGTGCACCTGCCCAACTGGGAGACCCCCGGCGCCGTCAAGACCGGGGACGCCGAGTTCGTCTGCGGCTGCGCCCTCAAGAAGACGAAGGCCGCGGGCGTGCTGCGCGCCAAGGCGGCCGCCGCGAAGGCCGCGAGCAAGTAGGAGGCGGCCCGTGAAGACCACCGGAAAGACCGTGGCGGGGAAGACCGTGCGCGTCCGCGAGGCGGCCCCGAAGACCCGCCCCAAGGCGGCGCCGAAGGCCGCCCCGAAGAAGCCCGGGAAGGGCGAGGGGGAGGCATGAGCCTTCCTCCCGTCGCATACGCGGACTACGAGGTCTGGGGCGGAACGCTCGGGGAGGACGCCTTCGATGCGTCCCTCCGGGCAGCGGTGTCTGCGGTTCATGCCGTCATCGGGGCGAACGAGCCGGCGGACGCCGACGACGAGGACGCCTACGCCCGGGCGGTGTGCGCCGCCGCGGACGTGGATGCGGCCTACGGGGCGTCCGGGGGCATCGGCGAGGGCCTGGCGTCGGTGACGCTCGGCAAGTTCTCGGCCGCCCTCGGCTCCGCCGCGTCCGGGGCGTCGGCCTACGACGTGGACATGGCCCGGGCCGTGCGCCGCGAGCTCGTCGGGTCGTCCCTGCTATACCAGGGGATCGCATGACCCCGCCCATCCCCCGCCGGCTGCTCACGTCCACGGCGGTGGTGCAGGTGCCAGCCAAGGGCTCCCTTGGGGGCGTGTACGCCGAGCCGGTGGAGCTGCGGAGAGTCGCCTTCGAGCGCGCCCAGGAGGTGCGCCAGACCGGCTACCAGCTCGCCGACGGCCCCAGCGGCACCATGTACGTGGACGCCGTCGCCACCGAGGGGGCCTTCCGCGTCCCGGTCGGCTCCCTCGTGAGCGTCGACGGCTCCGTCCCCGTCGCCGTCACCAGGTGCGAGGAGCTGCGCTGCGGGGGACAGGTGCACCACTGGGAGGTGGAGCTGGGATGAGCGTGAGCGCCGACCTGTCGGGCCTCGCCCGCATCGAGCGAGACCGGGCCGACATCCTGGAGGAGGCGGCCAGGCGAGCCGAGCTGGAGATAAGGCGCTACGTGCCGGTGGCGGAGGGCACCCTGCGCGCCTCCGCGCAGATCGCCAGCATGTTCCGCGCCGGGCTCATCACCTGGTCGACCCCCTACGCCGCCGAGCAGTACTACGTGCCCATGGCCCACAGCCACCCCGGCACCTGCGACCACTGGGACGAGGCGTGGGCGCGCGAGAGGCTGCCGGAATGGCTCGACTACGTGGGCCGCATCTACGAGGGGAGGATCGGATGACCAGGAGGCTCGACCTGCTGGACGTGGCCGAGGCGCTGCTGGAGGCGGCGGGGATGCCGGGCGTCACCATGACGCTGGCGGACGCATCCAAGATGCCGGAGGCCACGGTCATCACCGCGGGGCCGCCCATGGGCGCGCGCCGCTACTGGGACGGCACCGGGACGACATCCCAGCGCCTGACCGTCATCTGCAAGAGGTTCGGCGAGGAGGCCGCGCTCGGCGACGCCACGGAGGCCAGCCGCCTCATGCGCCGCGAGGGCGCCCTGCTCTCCGCCAACGGCTCCTACCGGCTCGTGTCGTGCGAGGCCGAGGGGCCCAGGTTCGTGACGTGGGATCCGCAGGGCCGCTGGCTCTACGCGTTCGACGCCACGGTCACCTACGAGGAACTATAGAAGGAGGACACCGTGGACATCGGCTTCGAGATCAACTACATGCACTCCATGACCATCGACACCAACCCGCAGGGCGAGGAGGACTGGGCCTACGTGGGCCCGGGCATCGACTCCATCGCCTGGGCGGGCTCCGACAACCTGAACGAGAAGGCCTACTGGAACATGGGCGGCGCGTCGAGCAAGAACGTCACCGGCGTGAACGTCGGCTGGGACGTGACCGGAGACCGCCTGCGCGGCGACAAGGCCCAGGACTACGTCGCTTCGCTGGCCTACACCAAGGGCAGCGAGCGCAAGACCCGCGTGCGCCTGACCAACCCCGACGGCGAGGTGCTGGAGTGGCCGGTGGTCATCACCAACATCAAGGGCCACACCCCCGACGGGGAGAGCACGGCGAACGTGCCCTTCGCGTTCTCGGTCACCTGCGAGGGCGACCCCGTGCAGGTCTCCCCCGCCGAGGGCACCGACCTGCCCGAGACGGTGACCGTGGCCGACGTGGAGGTCGCCGTCGGCGCCACGGCCCAGATCACCCCGACGGTCACCCCCTCGACCGCCTCCGACTGGTGCTTCTACGCCGTCAACGAGGCGGGGCGCGAGGTCTGCTCCGTCGACGCCGAGGGCAACGTGGTCGGCCTCAAGGCCGGCGAGGCCGTCATCACCGTCAAGTGCGCGACGCGCCCGAGCGTCAACGCGCAGGCGAAGGTGACCGTGACCGCCTAGGCGACACCCGCGGGAGCATATCGGCAGAGGCCGGGGAAGGGCGCAGCCTCCCCGGCCTCCTCTTTTCTCTGCGCAAGAAAAGGAGGCAACCCCATGGAGATCAAGGTCAGATCGCTCTACGAGCCGCTGGACGTGACGGTGGAGGACGCCGACGGGTCGTCGACGACCGTGCACGCCGTCGTCGACCTGTCCGGCGACGGCCTGGTCGAGTTGGCCGGCGTGTGCATCAAGGCCGCTGACAAGGCCGAGGCAGCCCGGCTCCTCGCCAAGAAGGCGGAGGAGGAGCGCGACGTGGAGGGCACCCGCAAGGCGCTCGCCAAGGTCGGCAGGATCGTGCGCGAGGCGCTGGAGGCCGCCATCGGCGAGGAGTCCGTCGCGGAGATCAGGGCCGCCGCGTCAGGCTACCGCGAGCTGCCGGACGCCGCCTACGCCGAGCTGCTGGGCCAGGTGTTCGCGGCGGTCAAAGAGATCGTGATGGCCCGCTACGAGGGGCGGATGGACGAGAAGGCTGCGCACTACCTTGCGGAGGTATACGATGCGCAGCCCGAGCCTGACCAGGGAGACTAGGCACGACGAGCGCGGGCGCGCCGTCAGCCGCTACGAGCACGGAGGCGCGCCCGTCGACGTGTACGACTCCGCGAGGACGGCGCTGCTCGTCCTGGAGCTGTTCCGGGACGAGTCCCTGCGCGACTGGGAGAAGGCGTCGCTGCTCCCCTCCATGATCTTCCCCGACCCCTCGCAGGCCGCCGAGGCCGCCCAGGGCGACCCCCAGGGCCTGCTGTCCCACATCCTCTGGGAGGCGTTCGGCCTGGACTCCGACCACACCCACGGGGACGAGGCCCCCGCCTTCGACTGGGGCCAGGACGCCGCGCGCATCCGCGCGTCGCTGCTCGCCGCCTACGGCATCGACTGGGACGAGGCCAGCCGGGCGCTGCCCTTCGCGGACATGGTGGGGCTGCTCGCCTCGCTCATGGAGACCGGCGAGAGCACGCCCTTCTCCGAGGCTGTGAGGGCGCGGCTCGCGAAGCCCCCCAAGGCCACGAGGCACAACAAGGCCGAGCGGGACGCCTTCGCCGCGCGCCGGCGCCACTTCGCGCTGGACGGCGACGCCCAGCGGAGCGCCAAGGCGGCCGACGACGCCATGGCCGACGTGTTCGCCGCGGGGATGAGGGCGGCGCGCCGTGGCTAACCAGATAACGCTCAAGGTCACCCTCGACGACAAGGGCGCCGTCAGCGGCGTCAGGAAGATCACCTCGGAGGTCGAGGGGCTGAGGAAGGCGGACGCCGGCCTCAAGTGGGAGGGCACCCGCGACGGGGCCAGGGCAGCCAAGGACGCCGGGGATGGCTACACCACCCTCAAGAACGTCATGGCGAACCTGGCAAGCCAGGGCATCGCCATGGCCGCCGGCGCCCTCAAGGACATGGCCGCGTCGGTCGTGGAGATCGGCTCGACCTTCGAGAGCTCCATGTCCAAGGTCGCCGCGCTGTCGGGCGCGACCGGCGACCAGCTCGGCCAGCTCGAGGCGAAGGCCCGCGAGCTCGGGGCCTCCACCACGTTCTCCGCCTCCCAGGCCGCCGACGCGCTGGGGTACATGGCGCTCGCCGGCTGGGACACCGAGCAGATGCTCGCGGGCGTCGGCAGCGTCCTCACGCTCGCCCAGGCCGGCGAGATGGACTTGGCGGCCGCATCCGACCTCGTGACCGACTACCTGTCGGCCTTCAACATGGAGGCGGGCGAGACCGCCCGCATGGTGGACGTACTCGCCTACGCGCAAGCCAACGCCAACACCTCGGTCGAGGGCCTTGGCATGGCCTTCAAGAACTGCGCGGCCAACGCCAACGCCGCCGGCATGGACGTGGAGACCACCTCGGCAGCCATCGCCATGATGGCCAACCAGGGCCTCAAGGGCTCCGAGGCCGGCACCGCCCTCAACGCCGTCCTGCGCGACATGACCGCCAAGATGCGGGACGGCGCCATCGCCGTCGGCGACCAGTCCGTGGCCGTCATGGACGCCGAGGGCAACTACCGCGACTTCGCGGACATCCTGGCCGACGTGGAGGCCGCCACCGACGGCATGGGCGAGGCGGAGAAGGCCGCCGCGCTCCAGAGCACCTTCACCGCAGACAGCATCAAGGGCCTCAACCTCATGCTCAACGCCGGGGCCGACGAGCTGTCCGGGTTCCGCGACGAGCTCTACGACTCGGCCGGTGCGGGCGAGGAGATGGCCCGCGTCATGACCGACAACCTGGGCGGCGACCTCGCCGCCATGGGGTCGGCCTTCGAGGAGCTGGCCCTCAAGGTCTACGACGGCGTGCAGGAGCCGCTGCGCCAGGTGGTGCAGTTCGTGACCGGGTCGGTGGTGCCGGCCGCCGAAGCCGTGGTCGCCCACGCGGAGTACGTGGGGATCGCGCTCGCCGGCGTCGGCGCGGCCGTCGCCGCGCTCAACTTCGGCAAGATCACCTCGACCCTCTCCGCCGTCCCCAAGCTGCTCGCCGGCTTCACCGGCGGCCCCATCCTCGCGGTGGTGGCGGCGATCACGGCGCTGGCGGCCGGGGCGAAGTGGGCCTACGACAGCGTGGAGCCGTTCAGGCAGGCAGTCGACCTGCTGGGCTCGACGGTGATGGAGTGCGCCGGCATGGTGGCCGGCCGGCTCGGCGAGGCCCTGTCCGGCGTGGCGTCGGGCCCCCTGCCCAGCCTCTCCGACATCGTGTCCGGCGTCGTCGTGCCGGCCCTCACGTCGCTCGCCGGGTTCATCGCCGACCAGGTGGTGCCCGCCGTCGTGGACATCGCGATCTTCGTAGCCGACAACGTGGTGCCGGCGCTGGCGTCCCTCGCCGACTTCGTGCTCAACAGCGTGGTTCCGGCCTTCACCGGGTTCGCCGGGTTCCTCCTGGAGAACGTGGTGCCGGCGCTCATGGAGGTGGCGGGCTTCGTCGCCGGCACCGTGGTGCCCGCCGTCGCGGAGCTGGCCGGGTGGTTCGGGGAGAACGTCCTCCCCATCCTCCAGGCGTTCGCCGACTTCGTCCTCTCCACCGTGCTGCCGCCGATGACCCAGCTCGGCATCTTCATCGGCCAGAACATCATCCCCGCCGTCATGATGATGGCCGAGGCGATAGGGACGGCCATGGCCGTCATCCAGGGGGTGTGGGAGGCCGCCTGGGGCGTCGTGTCCTCCGTCATCGAGCTGGTGTGGGGCAACGTCAAGGCCGTGGTGGAGACGACGCTGGGGGTGCTCCAGGGCATCATCCAGGTGGTCACCGCGGCCATATCCGGCGACTGGAAGGGCGTCTGGGAGGGCATCGGGCAGGTGTTCTCCTCGATCGTAAACGGCATCCTCCAGATCGGCGCCAACGTCATCAACGGCCTGGCCTCGGTCGTCACGTCCGTCATCACGGGCCTGTACAACACCTGGGCGCGCATATGGAACGCCGTGAGCAGCGTGGCCATGTCGGTGTGGGGCGCCATAAGCTCCACGGTCGTGGGCACGGTCACGTCCATCGTGGACACCGCCGTGAGCACCTTCTGGGGCTTCGTCTCGACCGTGCAGGGCATCTTCGAGGGGGTGAAGAACGCCATCGTGAACCCCATCGAGACGGCGAAGGGCCTGGTGAAGGGGATCATCGACGCCATCGGCGGCTTCTTCTCCAACTTCAAGATAAAGCTGCCCCACATCAACCTGCCCCACTTCGCGATCAACCCGCCGGGCTGGCAGATCGGCGACCTGCTCCAGGGCAAGATACCGACGCTGGGCATCGACTGGTACGCCACCGGCGGCGTGTTCGCCGCGCCGTCCGTCATCGGCGTGGGCGAGGCCGGCGCCGAGGCGGTGCTGCCGCTCACCAACCGCCGGGCCATGGCCGACGTGGGCCAGGCCATCGGCGAGGCCGGCGGCCTGGGGATGGACGAGGTGGTGGCGGAGCTGCGGGCGCTGCGCCGCGAGCTGCCCAAGATGATGGAGGCGTACTGCCTGCGCGCGCTCACGGTCAACCGCCGCGAGTTCGCGCGGCTGGTGCGGGAATCGGAGGCGTACCTGTGATAGACGAGCTCACCTACGTCAACTCGCTCGGCCAGGAGGTGTCCTTCGGGGGCGCGCCCGGCCGCTGGGGGTTCGGCGAGACCGACCTGCTGGACATGTCCATGGACTTCGCGAGCACGGGCGGCGTCATCACGTCGTTCTCCTCCGGCATATCAACGCGCTCGCTGCGCGTGCTCGTGGACGGGGGCGACGAGGGGGCCCGCCGGCGCCTCGTGGACGTGCTGGGCGTCGACGCGCGGCGGTGCGTCCCCGGCACCCTGCGCGCCGGGGGCTGCTACCTGCGCTGCTACGCGTCGGGGCTGGCGCTGTCCGACTGGTACTACTTCGACGACATGGCCGCCATCGACGTGACCTTCACCGTGGAGCGCCCCGCGTGGGTGCGCGAGACCTCCCACACCCTCGCGGTGTGGGACAAGCCCGAGGGCGGCCTCGACTACCCGCACGACTACGCCCACGACTACACGTACTCGACGGGCACCACCGCCGTCATCGCGAACCCCTCGCCCCTGCCCAGCCCCTGCGACATCGCATTCCCGGGCCCCTGCGTGAACCCCTTCGTCATCATCGCGGGCAACCGCTACCAGGTGATGGCCTCGGCCGGCAAGGGCGAGCTCATCATCGTGCGAGGCTACGGGAGGCGCAAGGACATCGTCCTGCGGTCGGCAGCCGGCGTCGAGCAGTCCATCTTCGCCGCCGGGGTGCGCGAGGAGGGCGCCCACGTGTTCGCCGAGGTGCCGGCCGGCGAGAGCGTGGCGAGCTGGGACGGCGTGAACAACGTGGGCGTGACGCTCTACGAGGAGAGGTGGACGCCGTGGTCAGCGTGATCCACGCGGACGCCCACGGGCGCGAGATAGGCTACCTGGAGTGGTGCGAGGGCGACTTCACCGTCGGGCGCCTCAACACCTTCGAGCTGCGCGTGCCGCCCTCCGACGGGGTGCGGGCGGGCGACTACCTCATGGTGGAGGGCACCGAGTACGGCGGGGTCGTCGACGGCATGGAGGTGGACACCACCCGCGACTACGTGACCGCCTCGGGGCGCACCTGGCACGGGCTGCTGGCCACCACCGTGGTGGTGCCAGACCCCGGCAGCGAGCGGCTGGTGCTCACCGGCGAGATCAACGCCGTGCTGGGGCGGCTCATCGAGCGCCAGGGGCTCGGCCTGTGCATGGCGGCCTCGGGCGAGGACAGCGGGATGCGGCTCGACGGCTACGGGGTGTCCCGCGCCTCCAGCAGGATGGACGCCTACACGGTCGTGACCGACGCCCTGCGCTCGGTCGGCGCCAAGCTGCGCGTCCGCTACGACGGGGGGCTCCGCCGCGCGGTGCTCTCCGCCGTCCCCCGCGCCGAGTACGTGAGCGACGGCCTGGACGGCAACCGCGGCGACTTCGTGGTGCGCACCACCCGCCCCTACAACCACCTGCACTGCATGGGCCTCGGCGAGGGCACGGCCCGCGCCATCGTCGACGTGTACGCAGACGCCGACGGAAACGTCTCCACCACACAGACGCTGTTCGGCTCCGACCACAAGGCCAAGGTCTATGAGAACACCAACCTCGAAGCCGACGAGCTGCTGGCCGAGGGCATGGACGAGCTGCGCGACCTCCAGGAGGAGCTGCGCACCTGCTCGGTCGTATCGGACGGGTCGGAGCGTTACGACATCGGCGATATAGTCGGCGGCGTCAGCGTGGAGCACGGCGTCGACGTGACGACGGCCATAGCCTCCATCGTCGCGACCGTGGGCGCCGACGGCCTCACGCTGGAGACCAAGACGGAGACGGAGGTCTGATGCCGCACCTAGTCACATCCCACCAGGGACAGCCGCACGTCCTCGCGATAAACGACGCGCGCCGCAACGCCGCGACCTACGGTGGGGGCAAGTACGTGCTGCCCCTGCGCGATCAGTTCGCCGCGTCCGTGCCCAACTCCAACACGATCCGCATCCAGGGCGGCGACGCCATGGTCTGCGGGCGCCACTGGGCCATAGACGGCGCCTACGAGGACTATACCCTCGACAACGGCACGCCCGGGTACAACCGCATCGACATCGTGGTCGCCCGCATCGAGACGGCCCCGGCCGAGAAGGTGGAGATCATCGTCCGAAAGGGCGAGGAGACCGCCGGCGAGCCCGTGGCGCCCTCCCACATCGACGGCGACCTGCTGGCGGGCGACTCCGCCGCCGAGCAGCCCCTCTACGAGGTGAGGATCGAGGGCCTGACGCCGCACGAGCCGGTGCCGCTGTTCGAGGTGGCGCCCGGCCCGTACGTGGGCCACGTCCACGACGCATCCGACATCGACGGGGGCGTCATTCCGGTCGGCCGGGGAGGTACTGGCGTCAAGTCCCTCACCGGCTCCACTGGGCTTATTCACTCCCTGTTCGACACATCGCTCCCCGACGCGGGCTATATCCCCGTTTTCACGGAGCAGTGGGGCGACGGGGGGTACATGAACAAGCAGACCCTTCGCAAGGCCCTGGGCCTCGGGGACACGCTCGGGGCGCTGCCCATTGCCAACGGCGGCACGGGCGTCACGTCAAACGCGGCCATCGCGCTCAAGTCCTACCCGGTCAACGCCGTCTACTTCTCGCGGGCGGCGGCCAACCCCGCCTCCCTCTTCGGCGGGACATGGGTGGAGATCACTGACACCAAGCTCTTCCTTGGCATCTACATGTATCGGAGGACGGCATGAGAATCATCGACGAGCGCGGCCAGGAGCTGCGCGACCCCGACCTCGACCTCGGGCAGCTCGTCCCGGACACCATCGTCATCGCCCACCACCCCGGCACCCCGGAGGTGCCCGAGGTGCGCGAGGAGGTGCTGGCGTGGCCGGAGCCTGGTATGCCGGAGTACGACGAGCGGGACGAGGACGGCAACCTCCTCGCCGCCCTCTACCGCGAAATCATCACCCAGGAGTGGCAGCCCGCCCAGGAGCCATGGGATGAGACGGAGGACGTGCTGGCGTACGTCCCCTACACCGAGGCTGAGCTTGAGGAGATCGAGGAGCGCAAGCGCGCCGAGGAGGAGGCCCGGAAGAAGGCCGAGGCCGAGGCGGCGCGACGCGCGGAGATCGAGGCGTGGCTCGACGACGCCCCCGCCCACGTCTCCGACCTAGACGAGGCCGTGGTCGAGCTCTATGAGGCCCAGGCCCAGGCGCAGCTCGACACCGACGAGGCCATAACGACCCTGTACGAGACGCTGATCGGAGGCAACTGATGGCAGTCCCCAACATTGCGATAGCCAAGAGCTACGCGCGCCTGGTGCGCGCCGGGCGCAAGACCCTCGACGAGGTGCCGGCGGAGATCATACCGGCGCTGCGCGAGGTGGCCCCTGACCTGTTCGAGGAGGCCTGATGACGATTAACTACAAGAAGACCGCCTGGAACGACAACGCAAGCGGCTACACGCCCATCACGCCCACGCGGCTAAACAACATCGAGAACGCCCTCAAGTCGGTTTGCGACGGCTGGGATTCCGTATCC